TTTTTTGGATTAACAACCATTTTAGATTTATTAATGTAAGCCCTAGCTTCCTCAACAGTTTTAAAATTTAAATCTCTGGAAACCATATTAATGCGTCTTAACTTTGTTCTTTTCTACTTCGGCTAGATTGTTAATCATCCCAATCAAGCAATCTTTATCAACCTCTATCTGCTGCAAGGCTGAATCTGGGCTTGAACTTTCGACCCCACCTGACTGCAAATAAACTTTAATGATCTGCGCGACTAACTGTTGTAGATAATCTCTGGTGTGATCCATGTAATCAGACATTCTGTCATTCATTTTTCTTCTCCAAATAAATAAATATACCCTTAGTATATCGAAAAGTGTTTACAAAGCAAATGAAATTTTATACTATAAGTGAAACAATTAATCAGGAGAAGATTATGCCGATGACAGAAATGGATTTTATCAGGGAAGGTATGAAGGCTTTACAGCCAGGACTACCAGCTCCCAGCTTTACAACGGAAGTACAAACCGATATGCGATCAACCGAAAGGCTGAGCAAGTTTGTTGAGTACATTCGTCAGTATCACCCAGCTCTTTTTGAGCATGCTTACAAGGAGGCTTGCAAAAAATGATCGAGATTTTTCTTTGGGTGTTGGGGATAATAGCCACTTACCTTGTAGGTGGCTTGCTGTATTTTATTTGGCTAATGAATAAAAATTTATGAAAATGCCTAAAGAAACTTATACCGATCAAGAAATAGAAGAATTCAGGTCGGAGATAATCGGCTATTTACAAAAAAACTACGGAAAACAATATAAGAAAAATACTTTTATAAGGCTTTTAGCAAAAGAAAATAATGTATATCACGAAACATTAGATAAATTTATAAATAATAAAGAACTTTCATGTGGAGTTCTTTATAAACTTGTTAAAAAATTAAAGGAAAAAATATGAAAGATCTTAGAAATGATTAATTATCCCTATGGTTGGTTTGATATAGAGCAACTGCCTAAAAAATTTAAAGAAGAGGTAGAGGATGTTTTTATTGCTGATGGGTCAACTAATGGTCTTACAAATTATTCTGTTTTTACTGTGCCTGTTTCTCTAGATATTAAAGAAAAATATGGTGTTATACATACTGCCCAGAGAATGAGAGAAGATGGTTGGACATATTATGAAAGATCTTAAAAAAGAACGAGAGGTTTTAGTGGGAGCTACATTTTATGTTGATAATGTAGACCCAAACGCTGAAGGCTTACCAAATTTATTAAGAGATAAGTTTCAACAAGAAGTTGATAAAGGCAAAATATTTTTTAGTATCTGTATTCCAGGCGACAACAATCAAATAGATTTGGAAAAATTAGCAGAAGAAAACAACGATTTAAGATATCAAGTAAAGTTTTGGCAAGAATTATATTTAAAAGCAATATCTCAACAGGGGAAAAAAGATGAAGATTGAAACCGATTGTATTGAAAAGATGAAACAGTTAGTTACTGGTATTATGGTTGATACAGAACACTTAGACGATAGAACGCCTTATGCTCAAGGGATGAGGGCCGCTTCAATAGAAATGGAGTGGATAATAAAAGATTACAAGAAACTAAAAAGAATCCAGGAGAATCAAAGTGAAAGAAATAGAGCAAATTAAAATGCGTAAAGATATTGAGGTTTTAACATATAAATACAGAATATCATTAAGCGGATTGGCAAGAGAATTTGAATTGCCCGAAAGAACAATAAGAGAATTTATCAGTTCACCACAAAGAAATTTAAATGATGAAAACTTTGTAAAAACAAAAAATGGTCTTAAAAAAATAAAGCAAGAACTAAAAGAAGCTGAAGAATATAAAGGCTTTGATTCAGGAGAATCGCAATGACCCAGTACAAAGATGATGTAGCTAAACAAAAAGCAAAGTTAAAGGCAGAGGAAGACAACAACAAAGTTATTTCTTGGGAGTACCAAAAAGGTGCAGATCAACACTTTAGAAAAATAACATACGCAAATGGCAAGGTTGTAACTGTTGATTTAAACGACAAAGACTAAATGCCCCTAAGAGATTACCAGCAGGAAGCTCTAAATGCTTTGGAGAACTATATAGCAATAGAGGACGGCAATCCCTTGGTTGTGATGCCTACAGGCTCTGGTAAGTCTCATGTAATCGCAGACTTTGTGCTGCATATGAACGAACAAAAGAAACAAAAAACTTTGATTGTTTCGCATGTTAAAGAAATACTTTTTCAAAATTACGAAAAGCTACAAGACGCTTGGCCTTATGGAGATATAGGTTTGTATGGCAACAGCTTAAAGAGTCGAGATACAGATAACGATATTATCTATGCTCAGCTCCAATCGGTTTGGAACAAGGTGGATCAACTCCCCCTGTTTGATCTCCTTGCTATTGATGAGGCGCATCTTGTTCCAAAAGACGGCGAGGGGATGTATCGTTCTCTCGTTGTCGCCCTTAAAGAACGCAACCCAGGATTAAGAGTGGTTGGCTTTACTGCTACTCCGTATCGACTTAACTCTGGCATGTTGACCGAAGGCGAGGGATCTATCTTTGACGATGTAGCAATAGACTTTGGTAGTGGCGATAACTTTATTCGGCTGATTGATGACGGCTATTTATCACCTTTAGTAACTAAGTGTATGGATACTGAGTATGAGATTGATGATATAGGTTTGAGGGGCGGAGAGTTTATTCAAACAGATTTGCAGGCCAAGATGAACGACAGCGGCCGAACCAATAAAGCCATGCAAGAAGTTTTGATTAAAGGCGCAAACAGAAAACAATGGCTAATCTTTTGTGCGGGAATCAAGCATGCAGAAATGGTTAGCGACATATTAAACGCCAACCATATAACCTCTCGCGTGGTAACAGGGGATACCAATCAATTAGAAAGAGATCAACTAATAACTGATTACAAAGCAGGCAAGATTAGAGCTTTGGTTAATTGCGATGTTTTAACAACAGGCTTTGATGCCCCAAATACAGATTTAATTATAATGCTGCGACCTACACATTCACCAGGCTTATATGTGCAAATGATGGGTCGGGGCATGCGTATAGCAGAAGGTAAGAAAGATTGTTTGATTCTAGACTTTGCCAAGAATATTGAACGCCATGGCCCTATCAACCAAATAGCTCCCAATCAAAAGGGTAAGCGTAAAAAGACAGGGGAGGCTCTGGTTAAGAGCTGTCCAGAATGTCAATCATATGTACCAAAAGCTGTAACAACGTGCCCAGACTGTGGCTATGTCTATCCTATGCGCAAGTTAGAGCTAGAGCTGTTTGCATCTAAGTTAGATATTATTTCTCAGTCAGCCAAGAAAGAACGCTACGATACCAAGGTTATTAACATGTGGTTTGGCAATCATCAGAAACAAGGCAAGCCCTTGCCTGTATTAAAGGTCAGCTACAAGACACCCAATAAGATTATTAGCGAGTACATATGCTTTGAGCATTCGGGCTATGCAAGAGAGAAAGCGGTGGCTTGGTGGAACAAAATGGTAAGTGGCGACAGCTTACGAAGATCTCCACCCTCTACAGTAGACGAAGCTTTGTTTAGACAAACAGAAGTCAACAAACCAGATTTAATTAAAGTCGATTATTCGGGCAAGTTCCCCAATATCGTCAATCATATTAGAAATGCTAAGTAAATCAATTGTTATCACATACAACCTTGCAATTTCAAATGACATTGACTGGGAAATTTTTAGAGAATGTTCTTTTAAAATTATGGGCGGCGAAGAAATAGAAGGCATGACATACGAAGAATACAAATTAAAAAAACCTTGGCCTATAAAGAAAAATGCAGATAGGTAAACCAACACGCTGTTACCCTTTTAAAAAAGATACAGGAGATTTTATTTTTCTTCCTTATGACTTTACGGAAGCGGATTTAACATATATTGGCGATAATTTAGAGGAGATAGAAGAATTTTGGTATTTAATAGGAAAGCCCAAGTACAGCGAGCGTTTGTCTTTTTTGGACAACATGCGCTTTCGTATTTACAACCATTTATTGTATTGGCCAGAGCCAATGCTTAATGATAACGTCGTGCAAACGATAATTTTGGAGTATGAGAATGATAATAGAAGAACTAAAAGAATTTGAGTCTGAGCAAAAAGGTGAAACCTTGGTGTTTTCAGATATACCTAATCCTGTTTACCATGCAGGAGCTGGAATTAGCAGCAGTAAGATTAGAGCCTTTGGCAAATCGCAACTGCATGCGCTAGAAAAAGTCCAGGAGACAACCCCTGCGATGAATTTCGGTACGGCCGCCCATGCTTTATTAGTAGAAGGCGAGGAAGAGTTTAACAATACTGTTGCGGTGGTAATGGGATCTCCCTATACCAATGCCAACAAAGAACTCAAAAAGGAGTATGAAGAGCGCGGCCTAACAGTTATTAAAGAAGCTGAAATGACTGCAATCAAAGGTATGAAAGAACATATGATTGAAGAGGGCAACATCTACCTAAACGCCGAGGGCAAAGTAGCAGAGGCCAGTTTCTATTGGTATGAAGGTGAGGTTCTTTGTAAGTGCAGACCAGATGTTATCTGTCCGCCAGTCCAAAGCCCTTATCCAGACAACGCTATATGTGTAGTGGATTACAAGACAACTCAATCGTGCGATCCAGTAGAGTTTGGTTATTCGGTGAAGAAGTATGGCTATGACATGCAAGCTGCTTGGTATCGCAGAGGTATGGAGAAAGCTGGATTTAAGTTAGATGAATTTGTTTTTGTAGCGCAAGAGAAAGTCTACCCATACGCATCCAAAGTATTCATTATCTCAGAAGAGCAGATGAATCTTGGTTGGGAAAAAATGGAAGGGTTCTTGGAGCTGTATAAAAACTACTCAGAAGGTGGTCATCTATCTGTATATAACTCGCCTAATATTGTTACTTTAACTTTGTAAAAAGGTGAAGCGCTTTCCGACAGTGCCTGCGCTTCCAAGACACCTTTTAGGACTTCTTCAAATAGCCCCTGTCTAGGTCCAACAATTACAAGCTCGGTTTAGCTGGAGCTTTGGTTTCAGAATTACCTTCTTTCACCCAAGCTGGAGTGTCGTCTGCTTGTTTAGGCGACATCTTTTCCAACGGCTTGAAACCCTTGATGTTGTTTTTATCATCTGGGTAATCTGGATTTTTACTTTTTTCAATACCAAAAGCACAAATCACTTTGTTGCCAACTAACTCTCCAGCATTTGCTGGCGGGTTGTCACTTCTTCCCAATGCTTTTACAAGCGCTGAGAACTTTCTTGATGCTATTTCTCTTACAATCTCTTGCTTTTCAGAGTCATCATGCTTATACCAAAGATTAAGATTGTCTCTTGCAATCCAGCCTTTGTATTTTTCACCACACACTTTGACTTCTAACTTTAGATAATCATTGCCATTGCTTGAAGTAGTCTTCTCGCATGTGCTTATCTCTGTTAGGTAGTCCCCTTCTGGAATAGTGGATTCACCACTACCACCAGATTCAAAATCAAACTTGACGTCTGCAAAATCGCTCATTATTTTTCTCCTTTTGAAAATCCAAGTTTATTAATAATATATGTCAAGTTAGGCTCTTCAAAAGAATCTAGCTTGCCACTCCTATCCTTGGCGATGTAATTATCTCCAAGAACTGTTTGCAACCAACGATTGGTTACTTTCTTCCCTTCATCATTTTCTTCGGTGAAAGTCCTAAGACATAACACTTCATCAAAGAAGTAAGGAATTTGGGTAGGCAGTTTTGCACCAACCATCATTGGTTGATAATGAAACATACCCGTTGCTTCGTCACGAAGCTTGTCTTCTTTAGCAACAAAAATAACGTGCATTTTAAGATCTCTAAATCTTCGCATCGTTCTTGTCATTACTGTGATTACCTCGCCATAAGCTTGCCTAGGATCTTTAGACCTAGCCTTTTCTTGTGCTAGTAAAAGCTCAGACATTTCGGTTACGCTATCTAAACAAATAGTATCGTAATCAAGTTTGCCATTCTCTAGCATCTCAGCGATCTCTTCGATCTCGGAAGCTTCTTTAACTTCAATAGCAGTAACATTGGCCGCGTCTTTAATAGACAACAAGCCTGCTTCCATACTAATGATTAAAGTTTTTCCAGGTGAGGTTGCAAGTGAAGTTGTTTTACCAGCTCCAGCTGCACCATACATTAAAATCTTAGCGCCTTGGCTGTCAACCAAATCGCTAGGACTTTTTATTCTGCTTAAAATGTCAGACATTTATCTTCTCCGTTTTATTTAAAAATACTATTTTAATTTATTTTATTATGAATTACAATGTGTGGACATTAATATTTTAACGGAATGTAAAATGAGAGAAGTAGATGAGAATCAATGGAAGGTTGATTACCTTTGGAGACTTAAAAGTTTAACAGATGAAGAGCTTAAACTATTTAAGAAAAATAATCTAGAACCACAATATAAGGAGAGAGAAGTGCAAAGAATAACCTTGAAGAAGTACATAGAATTTATTGGTACAGAACCTGCAGCTGAATTATTTAATTGTTCAGCGGCCTCAACCAGAGCGTGGAGGTATGGTCTTAGACAACCCTCTATTAAACAAGCAAAGAAAATTATCAAAGCCTCTGGCGGTAAGCTAGACTTTGAATCTATATTTGGCCCTATTGAAGAAAGTATTGAAAGTTAATAGTGTTCAATTTACAAGTAACAGCGCAAGACTCTGCGTTGGACTTAGCTCTTGCTTATGCAGAATATGGAATAAGTGTAGTACCACTCCATAGACATAATAAAGTTCCACCCAAAGAATTAGGCGGGTGGCAACAGTACCAAGAACGACAGCCGACGACGGAAGAAATTGAGAAATGGTTTAAAGGGCGAGACAATCTAGTCGTAGCTTTAGTCTGTGGCAAGTTTATTGTTATAGATGCAGACACCCCAGAAGCGGTAAATTGGTGTGAGGCCAACTTACCAGTAACACCTTTTAAAGTAGCAACAGGCAAAGGTGTCCACTATTATTATAACAATCCAGAAAACTTTACTACTTGGGTTGCCAAACGAACAGAAGGATATGATCCAGCCAAGCTGATTGATATTAGAGGAGTGGGTGGCTTGATTGTTGCTCCACATAACACTCATGCAACAGGAGCTATATATACGCCTACAACGATTCCAGAGTGGGATCTAAACGATATTGAGGACTTACCTAACCTTACCCAAGAGTTATGGGTAAAAGTTACTGGCGTTGATAAGCTTAACGGCAAACCAATTGCTACTCCGTTATCCATACAAGGTATTTCAGAAGGCGGTCGTAACGATCAAGCAGCTAGACTTGCAGGCTACTTAATAGCCAAAGGTTTAAATACAGATTTTACAGAGTTCTTTGTCCAGTCTTGGAACGAACAAAACACTCCGCCTTTACCTGCTACTGAAATATCTACTACTGTTAATTCGGTTCAGAAAACTCACGATAGAAAAAATCAACAAGCACCTGCTTATATATCAACAACAAGAACAGTCAAAGAACCAGTGAATCTTTACTCTCCTCCTGGTGTATTAAAAGACATTTACGAATACTCAGAAAAGATAGCGCACATATCTCAGCCTGCTATTAGCATGCAAGCAGCATTATCTTTGGGTTCTGTAGCCTTGGGTAGGATGTATAGAACCAATATGAATAACTTTTCATCTTTGTTTTTTATGTGTATTGCTAAGTCGGGTCAAGGCAAAGAAAATGTTAAGACAGTTGTTGAAACCATTTTGGATCATGCTGACCATAGCGACCTTATGGCAGGAGACGGCTATACCTCAAGTGGAGCTATCTACAGCTTACTTAGATATAAGCCAACTCATATAACTGTAATGGATGAGTTTGGTAAAAGATTGGAAAGCATATCTAAGTCGTCCAACTCCAACAAAGAAGATGCGTTACAGATTCTTATGGAGACTTGGGGCAGGTGTCATGGTGTCCTAAGACCAGACAACTATTCAATGATGACTCTAACCAACAAGCAACAAAAAGAAGTCTTAGATAGATCTACTATGAAGCCTGCGATTACTTTGGTTGGTATGAGTGTGCCTAAAAACTTTTATGGCGCTCTATCAACGGGTCGTATTGTTGACGGCTTCCTCAATAGATTTATTGTTGTTGAATCGCATGTGCCAAGAACAGTTGGCAAAATGGTGGCTTTTGTTGAACCGCCGCAATCAACTTACGATTGGGTTTCGCATGTTAGACAGGTTGACAATGAAATGGAGCAAATATCTAGAGACAACGCTGAAATGGATTTTAAGCAGAGGGTTATAAAGTTTGACGATGATTCTAACGCCTTGCTTGACAGCTTGGCTTATAGACTTGTTGACCAACAAAACTCTTTGGAGAAAGAAGGCCTAGAAGTTTTACTGTCTCGAACCAGAGAAAAAGCCATGCGTCTTGCTTTAATCGGAGCTCTTGCTGACGATAGGAGAACCAAAGTTATTAAAGGCGATATAACTCAATGGGCGATAGATTATGTTTATTACTACGATCAACTGCTAATAGAAAATTGTAAAGATAAAGTTGCAGGTTCTGAAATGGAAGGTCGTATCAAACAGATACTTAGCTTTATTAGATCGCAAGGCGATTGGGGTATAAGTAAGCGTGATATTGATCGACGTGAAATATTCAGATCAATGAAGTCGTATGAAGTCAAAGAGATTATAGAACGACTTAAAAACTCAGGGGAGATACAAGAAAAAGATTTAAGAGCAAAAGGAACTGGGCGGCCAACAAAACGTATTGTTGCGATTGATCCAGAGTTTTTCAATGAAGATTGATAAGTACGCAATGCGAGAAACTATAAGTGACGTAGGCGTAGGCTTTTTGCTGGCCTTTCCTATATCACTTACGGTATTGAATATCTGCAATTATTTTAACGCTTCTATCTTGGCAACATCTGTTGCGCAAACATTTGTCTTTACCATTTTTGCCATACTCAGAAAATATTACATACGCGTTACATTTAAAAAGGGAGAAAAAAATGGATAAGCCAAAACCAGTAATGGAAAATATTAATGACCAAAAACGTGAAGAACGTGTCGCTGGTTTTATTGAAGGCCTATGGAATGTTAGATGCCATAAACTACCAGTAAGCTACGGCTTAGACTATTGGTGTGAATCCAAAGAAGTTTCTTTTTGGTTGGAAGTAAAATGCAGAACATTTGATATTAGCAAGTATGATACTTTGCTGCTTTCAGCTAGTAAACTAAGAATGGGCTCTGCCCTATCTTTAGCTACTAATCAGCCATTTGTAATTGTGTATGCAATGACAGACAGCGTTTACAGTCATACCTGGAAAAAAGATTATGTCTACGATGTTAGGTTCGGAACAATAGCAGAACCTATTTACGAAGAAGATTCAGAGCCATACATTCATTTTGGTAAAGATGAATTAGAATGTTTATCTTCTCATCCTTTGGGCTTTGACAGAGAAGAAATGGGATTGGTAAACAATTATAAAAAAGATAAATAAAGGAGAGAGAAATGCCGATTAACTCAAGGACTAAAGGTGCTACGTTTGAAAGAGAGGTGGCTAAAATATTAAATGATTTTTTTGAATCTGAAGGTATTGATTACGTTTGCAAACGTAACTTAGACCAATATCAATCTAAAGATTTATGCGATATAAACATCCCTCATCACGCCGTAGAGTGTAAATTTTACAAAGAGGGAGACTGGTATCAACAAGGGTGGTGGGATCAAGTCTGTAAGTCTACAGATGGCCGTATCCCTGTTTTAATTTTTAAATACAACCGCAAGCCTATTCGGGTATGCGTACCTTTGTAT